AATGCTACTCCATTAGCAATTACTGAATTAAAAGGATCTAAGTATACTACGTTTCCACCACCAGCAGCACCAGTAGGCCCAGTGTTTCCTGTAGCACCTCTTGGACCAACATCTCCCTGTGTACCTTGGGCACCATCGGGTCCTGAAGGACCAATATTTCCTTGAATACCCTGAGATCCATTAGCTCCAGCAGTACCGGGTGGACCATCTGGACCTTGTGGGCCAGAAGGACCAGCAGGACCAGCAGGACCAACATCTCCAGCAGTACCTTGAGCCCCTCTATTCCCTTGGGAACCAGAAAGACCAATAGAACCGGTAGGCCCCATTGGTCCAACATCACCAGTAGGACCAGTAGGGCCAACAGCAGTACCACCTCCACCCGTACTTCCTACTACTAAAGATGGACACCACTGAGTACCATCCCAAACTAATGATTCCCCTGAGGCTGGGGTATCGGTACAAACAGGAAAACCTTGTAAAGCACTAGCATTCCACTTAGCCGTGGTATTGGCTACGTCCAGATATCCATCAGGTATTTTATCTCCAGATTGAGCTTCTTTTATACCTGAGGGATCTCCTGCCCCATTACGGGACAAACCTAACGGAAGGAAATCACTCATAACTTAATTATAGACTTATTTCTTTTTAAAGGGATTGCCCTTCTTCTTGGGCTTTTCTTCTGGTTCTTCGTCATCGGAGTCCATATCGTGTTCTCCGTCAACTTGGTCAATGTGGACTTCATCATCCCCATCCCCTGTATCTATATTAATCTCATCATCCCCACCGAATTCTTCATCCCCACCTTCCTCATCACCAAATTCCCCACCTTCTTCGTCGCCAAAGCCCCCTTCTTCACCTTCCATACCCATTTCTCCACCTTCATCAGGGATATCTCCGGGCATTCCGGCTTGTTCGCCCCCACCAATCTCCATCTTAAGATCGGCCATTAATTCCTCTAATTCTTTCATAGTAGCCATTAACTGGTCCTGACTTAGTGGTATAGGAGCTTCACCTTCCATACCTGTAGATGGGGGAATCATACCGCCCTCTTGGCCTTCTGGCCCCAATGGATCGTTACCAGGGGGAACTGCAACATCGTCATCCTCTGTCCCCTGTTGATTGGGTGCCATTGTACCCATATTGTCTACGCCCTGTGGCGCAGCAGGAGAACCCATACCAGCCCCAGGTTGAGGAGCGATAGGAGAATTCTGTAATGCACTCATTGGATCAGGCTTGGGAGCACCACCCATAGGGGCCGCTCCTGGCATTGTGCCACCCATTGGGCCTGCTCCTGGTTGACCACCACCCATAGGATCTCCACCGGGCATACCTCCAGCCATCTGTCTAATCATCTTTAAAATCATGCCAACTTCACCAAGATCTCCAGCTATCCTAGAAAAATCTAATGATCGTCCACCACCAGCATCCATACCCATTTCAACTAAGAAACCTTCATAACCTGCAATTTGGAAAATCTCTTGTAGGACATCATTAACATCAATTGCCTCAACCCCAGTCTTATCCTTTAGCATATTAGCTACTTCTGATAAAACTTCCCGCTGTATACTACCTTTGGGGGAGACTTTAGATAAGGTTTCAAATATAACTACTTGAGTATTAAGAAGACTATTGAAGCTCATTGGCTCCTTTAGGTTTTGAACATTAATACCATACTTCTCATTTAAGGTACTAAGTATTGCCTTGCGGACTTCTTTCTTAAGTTCAAAGATAGCAGAAGAATATTCCTGTATATCCTTAGGAGTAATATTAGAGTCTTTTAATTCACCCACACCTAACTTAAGTGCATTAGTAAAAGTCTCGGTTAATTGTTTCTTAGATGCTAAGGCAAGATAAGGAACATCATAAATTGCTTCTGCTAAAGCCTGATAAACCTCATCTTTATCTGCAAAGATGTGTCCTGCTAAGTTCTTGATCTTATCATTAGTAGCCCAGACTGTATCAAAATTAGCTTTATTCTCTAGAAGTTCTTTCTTAATTAATTCCTGTTGGCAAATCATCTCGTAGATTGAGGTATTAATACCATCTTTGATCTTGTAAGCTTTCTTATCCTTTAAATCGTCATAAGTTAAACGTGGGAAATCAAAAGCTTCAGAGATAGAATTGGATAGTATGGCAGCATTCTTAATCTCAGAGATTTTAATTATCTTGCTCTTGTGGTCCTTTAGATACTTAACTACTTGTTCAGCTAGTTCTAAGAAGCGTTGAAACTCCTTAGTTTCAACTATCTTATTAGACCCATTAAACTTGCTTACCTTTTCATTAAGTCTCTTTTGAATCTTTTCAAACTTAAGTCTATTTTCCCATAAACCTAGAATGCTAGAGAAACTAGTGCTAGCTTCACGGTGTTTATCCTCGAAAATAGAAGAAACGAATTCGTGTATTTTATTACTAACAAATCCGTCAAACTTCTTCTCATCCGTAAATAATGAAAGATCCTCGATTTCTATCTTATCGAGGATCAAATCGTTGCCGAGTTTATATCGGCCTGTTATCACTTTTGAGCTTTCAGTAACGTAACTTACTGTGTTTTCATCTGCGTCAATAGAGAATAGAATTACGTTCTCTCTAAGTGAACGGCTGAGGCAATCACCTATTTTTAACAGGTGGCCTACAACTTTATTACGGTTCTCGAATATATTGCTGAACATAGTTTCTCCTAAATCCTTAATAACTGCCTACTTACGTATATACTATTCTTAAAGGTCACTTTTTATTAAATTTATTGATTATTTTATTAAGTGTCTTTATCTTGGTTCTATTTCCCTCTAATAATGCTTGTCTTTTTAACTTAGTAAAGAGTTTATTTACTTCCTCTTTTTGCGTAGGAGGTATATTCTCTCTTGATTCTGGACCATTATCCTGAGGTGGTTTCCCTGGCTCTCCACCCTCTTCTGGTGGTCCTCCTGGGGGAGGTGCCCCACCTGGAGGAGGCATTCCACCACCCATTGGGGCTCCTGGCATTCCACCAGCCATCATTGGATTCTGGGCCATTTCTTCCATATCCTTCTCTAATTCATTCTTCATGTCCTCTATTTCGTGGTCAGACATATCGTAGTATTCCTTGTAGATATACTTTTTAGAGAATAATTGAAGACCTAGTACCTGCTGAACTACTTGGGCCTTTTGACCATCAACGTCCAAACGACGTTTAGTATACATGTCAGATGGATCAGGTAGGGTAATTCTAAGATCATTTATTAGGGACTGTGGGAAACCTTTAATAGCTAAGTGTCTTCTAGCTATAGTTTCCAACCCTACTGAGAAGTCCCTTTGGACTCTTGAAATAACCTTAGCAAACTTAACATCCAATTGGGACAGGTTAGCTTTGCGTTCTGGGGACTTATCGAATTCAACAATATAGTCCTTAGGTATCTTTAGGCAGGCCAGTAGCTTGTCTCGGAAGTACTTAACGTCATCTACTTCACCCAGGTTTTGGGCACCAGGAAGTACCTCTATTCTTGTTTCTTTGTCTCCTCTGTGCGGAATGAAGAAGTCTTCGTCAAATGATAACGGATTAATCTTCTCATCAAGATTACCAGTAGAGGTACTATAGGATTTATCCTTCTTAAAGCGTCTTTTTACTTTTTCTATGAATGCTTCTGCCTTGCTAGCAGGCAGAGTTCCAGTATTGATATAGAATACTCTACGTTCTGGGGCTCTTGAAAGACGATAAACAATCATAGCGTCTTCCATTAGTTTTAAGGATCTAAAGATCCTTATAGCTAATGATCCTATACCTCTACCATAGGGGTAGAACCTAGGATCACTTGTATGTAGTCTGAAGTGAGTAATTTGGTTCTTATCCAATGCAATGAACTTGCTCCTACCCATAGTACCAGCAGCAGTACCGAAGGCAGACCAATCTCCAGAACCTCTTTGTGGTAATTCCTGTAGGAAGTCTGTTAGGTAACCATACTCATTCTCAACCCTGTAAATGAAGTTAGGATTTAAAATCTTTAGTCTTTGGATACCATACTTAGGATTATTGAGGTCTACTACCAGTTCTGTAAAGCAATCCCCGTACTTGCACATATTACGGGCAATATCCCAGTAGTACCTATCTAGCTTAATTTGGTCGAAGCATCTTTCTACTTCTTCTATTACCATTTTGGATTCTGAGTCTATAACCCACTTACGACCACGAATATCCAACTGAGTACAATCATCAGCATAAATATCAAACGCAGCACCAATCTCAGGGTACTCATCCATGCTCTCGAATTGCCCATAACGACTCTTTCTATTGAATTCTAGTTGGGGGATAATAGGGTTTCGTATTACATCTCCCCCAGCCATAGTACCATCTCCACGTATAACTTGGTCACTTACTACTGCATCCCCACCTATTGGGTGCATAGGTGTAGGACCTGGATTACCCTGTTGGGCAACATAGGGTTGTGCTTTAGAGGCAAAGAACCTTGAGAAGAACTTTCCAAAAGCACCTATTGGATTGAACCAAGGGTTAACTGAAGAATCTATTGGGTTACCAAAGGAGGTTTCTCCCATCTCGTCTAATCTTTTATCTTTTACTTGCTTAGTAGCCATTTAACATCCTCTAAACTAACTCCATTAAAGTACTTGTTGGAAATGTATTTATCTCCACCAGATACATTATCCCCAGCAATTATGCCTAAGGGTTCCTTACCATAAGTAGTACTAATTCTGGACATAATCATTGGAGACTTTTCCAGAACCTTGTTTATACCATGAACTGCTGTCTTTAAAGCACATACCAAGTCGTCATTCTGACCTGAATCTGCTTCTGGTCTTCCATTCTCTGTAATGATGAAAGTAAAGAGTTCTCGGATTATTCTCTCTGATCTAATTATAACTCTCTTGTTTCTTACAGCCTCTTCCATGTCAGCTAGCAATTGTTCATTATTACTAGCTGTAACCTGTAGACCAGGATCCCCTTTTTCATCCACCCATACATTCTCATACTCTTCTAGATTAAGCAAGCAGTCAATGAGATTGTTTCCAATAGTATTTCTTTCGGGGATAATGACAGCAATATTATAAAGGTTTCCCATCTCTGCTAGAATATGGGCAAAATCGTTTATTGGTGTTTTATTGGAGTAGAATTCTGCTACTTGATCTCCGTCATAAAGATCAAATACCACAGCAGCAGAATAATCTAATTCTCGTCCTAGAGATGGGTCAGCACCTATTATGTACTCGTGCAGGGGCTCTGGATCCTTCCACACTCTTAATCTGTTATTGTACTTAATGAAGTAGTTTTCGTCTTTGTTCTCAAACAATAGCTTTAAGATGTCAGGATCGACATAAGTATCCCCAGTACCTAAGAACTCCTTTTCAAATTCCTGTCTCCAACGCTTAAGACCAATGTTCTTCTTGGTAGTTTCCTCAAATTTGGAAACATCAAAAGTAGGTTCTCTTTCCCTTAGTGCTGCGTATAGATGCTCGTACTCAGGGTTGTAGAAATATTGTGGGTGTTCCTTCCACTCAATATCAATAACATTAAAGTCATTCTTACCTTGTAAAGCTTCTGTATAAAGATTATGATAAAAATTACCCATCCCGTTAACAGTAGAAAGGACTAAAATCTTACCACCAGTTGAGATAGTAGGATAAGCAGCAGCCCAGATATCATTAATATATTCAATGAACGCTGCCTCATCGAATATAACTAAGAAACCTGAAAGACCTCTACCTGAGTTCTTAGCTGAAGGCTTGGAGGTGATTTTACTTCCAGTAGATAATTCTAGTGTGTGCTTGTTATCTCCACCCTTAACTTTCTTAGGTTTTAAGAAAGGAGGAAGCTCATCATACATAACCTTAATACGGTTAAGGATTTCCATAGCTTCCTTATCCCCAATAGACATGCAGGTAATTTCCTTGTGTTTCTGGAAGATTATGATCCATACGGCAAAGGCACAAGCTAAGGTAGTACATCCAGCCTGTCTAAACTTATTAAGAACATTAAACCTGTGGCTAACTAAATTCCCAACAATTCTTTCTTGAAATGGGAATAACTCAAAAGGTACTAACCCTAATAAGGGGTGTACAACCTTAATATAGTTTGAAATAAAGTAAATAGGATCCTCTTTACACTTGAGGAATTCCTGTTTAAGTTCATCCCTAGACATCTCTTTCCAAGGCTTAATTATTTCGTTTTTGTCCATCTTATAAACTGAGTGACCTTCTATTATTCTAATATGGATAAAGAG